TTCTTTGCAATACTTCATCTATTTCTAGGGTGTAGCCGAGATATGCCCCAGCCATCATCCTGTCACCCTTGAGTAACGTTAAGTCAGAAAATTCTTCCGACAACGTTGATTCATCTATTTGAGCTCTGAAAGAAGTTCTTTCGTCATAAGCTTTTAGACATGGATAATCCAGTAATGATGAACGGAGAACAGCGGCAAGCCTGTCTCTCATCAGCGTTACTTCTTCTGAACCATCTGTTCTTACCCATAAATAAGTTCTCATTTGATAAGAAACTCGATAAAGAGGGTCTGGTCCATCCCAGCCAATTCTGTTAAATCTATTTGAAGATATGACAACAGTTATGACAGTAGGCCATGCATCTATTGCTAATGGTTCATATGTTATGAATTCTTCAGGAGTTGGGAGCGTAGCGTCATCAAGGCCCCAGCCATTTCTGTAATCAATAATCCTGATAGGGATATCTTGTCTTATGTAGTCATTGACGTAATTTTTTGCAAAATGAGCTCCGTGCATCAATGAGTAGCCAGGTGAACTAGCCATTGACGACCCCATGTACAACAAAATTTTCCATTTTGTCAGAAATATCCCTAGAGAAACCAGCTGGTTCAAAGACTATTTTTCTTGCTGGCATTTTCGATGTTCCGTATTGATGGAATTTTGCATATTTAACTTCAGTGCCAAATGTTGCTGACGTTTTCTCAATCTTATTAACAGCAGATTCCTCAAGGTTGGAAATGCTGCGAAACAACTTTCCATCTATATTCATTTTTTTTGCTCCAGGGAAATTTGCAATTTTCCATGCTGCATAACCCCTGTCGAGCGGAGCCCATCCACCCACAAGACTTCCTCCGCTTAGAAAGTTTTGGCTAAATGAAGTCTCGAGTTTTTTCTTCGCATATCTCCATACTGACCGCATATCCTTTGAATGGTCCACCATGTCTTCAAACTTCTCTTGCGGTTCTTCGATATCTATTTCAATATCTATAATTACGGCTGCCATGTGCTTACGCTACTCTGACCCGTTTATATTTTCTGACACTCATCAGCTCTGAGTCCAGGAAGCCTGTAGTGAGGGGACCGATATTTCTTGTATTCAGGTCCTTTACTCCAACTACGTCATCGTGCATGTTCTGCATTTCTCTAGACGCTGCACGAAGAATTAACAGCTTAAACAGTGGAGTGGAAGCACCAGCAAGGCCCGCATTATAAGTAACTGTCACTAAATCATTTTCAAAGCCGTAGAAGTACTCCAGGCCGAAACGGTTAGCAACGTAGTCGTCATCTACTACAAGCGTTCTGAGGTCTCCGTGAACGGGTTTGACGGTAACTGAGGTTACGCTCACTACAGGAGAGTTACGTAAATAAATCATGTGTGGTGGCTCAGCATAAATCATATTGTCTACTGGGTTTGTTGAAGAAAATGAATCATTGAAGTAGTTATCTCCAATGCTTAGAAACGTTCCCATCGGCACGCCATGCTGGCTAGAAGGAAGTCTGTATTCCTCCACGAACTGCTCTACCTCTATTGGCCTCCTGAGATATGACTCAAGCTCGCTTTGTAGTCCAGCTAGTATCATTTCCGCAGCATCCTGCTGGCGCAAAGAGAACTTTACGTCCATGTATATTACGAGGTCACTAACTGTTGCTAACATTTTATATCAACAGCCACAATTTAACCCCTCGGGTTTTTACGCTTTGCGGCAGTAGCGGCTCTGCGCTTTGCGTTGCGCTTTGCGGCTTGAGCGGCTTCTTTTCTCACGTTGGCTGCTGCAGCCCTAGCTCCAGCTGCGCCTCTGTTCTTACTGAGAGCTTGACCAGTTCTTTTTGTTGGGGCGCTTCTTGAGCCACGAGGTCTATTTGCTGCTTCATCTATGATGTTCTGAACACCCTGCCCAGCTACCTGCCTACTCAATTCAATTAAACCTTGGGTTGGAGGATTGCGGCGCACATCGCCCATGGCTCGCCCTATGTTGGTTGCCGCCAGACCGTTTTCGTCCCTGACGGTCTTAACGGTTTGGACTTTGCCAGCGACCCTCCTGTAGGCCCTGTAAGCACTTTCGCTTAATGGCTCTCTTGTGCTATATGTTTTTCCGTTTTTATCCGTGAATGTTCCGGTGAAATCATATGCTTCTGCCGCAAGAGCTTGCGCTGTTTTTCTATCCCCGTAAGATGCCCTAAGGTAATCTTCAAAGTTCTGAAGTCTTGACCTTGCTGCAGCTCTATCGGCAGGAGTTCTGGCATCTCCAACCAATCTTCTTGATTCATCAATATTTCTAAGGAGTTGCGCTGCGTCGTCGGTTATGTCACGCCCATATCTTAGACCTGGCATATAAACTCTCTTTCGATAAATGTCTAAATCGAATTATAGCAGTCAATATTTTTTTATTATTCACCTATCAGCATTTGGTGGTCTTTCAATACTTGGGCCAGAATCGATGGTCCCAGGAGGGGCCTCCACGGGAACCCAAGCTCTGGAATAGTTATGTTCTGATATTTTTCTTGTTTTTACTAAAGACCCATCAAGCATCAGTGACAACTCATCGCTCCTCATGCACAACAATGAATCAAAGTCGGGAAGTTTGTACTTGCCAGAAAGTCTTAATTTCTTTATTATGTTAGACATCGGCTTGGCAACTATCGTTCCCCTGCCTCTATTTAGTCGCAAATGAAGCATCATTGCCTCTAGGGAGTCGATGTCGTGCTCTACAACTGGAATCTTCCCATTGATTATTTCTTTTATTTGCTTCACGTTTAAAGAAAGTAAATATCTTTCATTGCCGTCTATTATCTCTCCGGTTGCTTTTCTTACATGTATTGGCTGTATGAACCCAAATTCGGATAAAGAAGAAGACAGGACTAGCAAGTCCGGTCTGAGAATGCATGTAGCCCTCCACTCAGGTACGCATAGATTTGAAATATCAACATATTTAATATTCAAAGGTTGTGTCAACATTTTGTTCCTCTTCATCAATTTTTCTCACGGCGTGAGCTTTTGTGCCAGGACCTACCGGTGTGGGTGAATTTACGTCAATATCATTCAAAACCAGCATTCTAATAAGCCAACTTACCGGGTAGCCATTTGGGTCTTCAAAATGCTTTTTCCTAAACCTGCCAACATACGCCCTTGCGTCTCTTTTCCGTCTTTCTCCGTACAGGTAGTCTTCGATGAAGTCAGATGCCCCATCGAATCCTCTTTTAGAGTATCTCTCTATTAATTTTTCTGAATCAAACTCTTTCCACCAGCGCCTTTGGGCGTCTATCTCTGGAAAGCACTCCCACAGCCTGTTGTAAAATTCCGGTTCCGTGGCAACGACATCGCCTATTCTTCTGATAGCAACACTGTGAAGCGGAATCCCCACTCTGGTATTACTTCCGGTCAAGGAAGCCAAATCGTAATATTCGCAGAACTCAGCATTGTGTTCTTCCGTTATGAACTTGAAAACATCATTGATGTTCCAGTCGTATATAATTTTTGCAAACTTTAAAGGTATACCTTTTTTTAATTTGTATGGCGTGACTATGTAGCTTTCTGTTAGCTTCTGGACGCAAGAACGATATCTAACCATCGACTCACTAGCCCTGACGCCCGTAACGAAAGCAACGTTCCCGGTCTTTCCCTGCATTGTGTAGTAGTCCGTTTGTTCTGGAAGTGAGACATCGTTTGTCAGGCCAAAATCTTCAGCTGTTATTGCCCATGATGGCATTTCTCTAACAAGACGATTCTGGTTTTTTCTAGCGTTACTCCATAGAAGAGTTGTAACTCTCGTGCCTAGAACCCATACCTCTGCGGCGTATGGAAGGCAGTACCACTCCATATCAACCCAGTCGTAATTTCTAACTTTTTCAACGTATTCAATTACCGTTGGGCTGACCATTTCTTCATCACGGAAAATAACCTTTACTGGACCAAGCCCTCGCTCTTCATGTATCTCTTTCATTAGGTACAAAACGGCAGTGGAGTCTTTTCCACCAGAGAACTGAACGCAAACGGTATCGAATATATCGTATACGTGACGTAATCTTGCTCTCGCTGCGTCAATGCAACTCATCTCTGGGATAAACATTCTTTGCTTTGTCATACTTCGGTATGTGCCTCTATGAAGTTAATTAAGCGCTCCGCTGTAGTGGCACCGTCTGTTCCTGGGTCTGATTTCAACCACCTAATAAAGTCGTACCATTTTGTTTGCTGGTCGATTCCATCAAAAACTATGGTGTATTGAACAACTGCCCTAGGAGTTGCTCCAGTCACGGATGAACCTCTTACTGCAACGTCACGCTGGTCGGACGATGGGTCAGCGACTATCCTGTTCTCTCCACTTTCAGACTGTGAAACATGGAATACCTGCTGCTCTGCTGGCTCTTCATTTTTTTGCACAACAGATGGCGGAACATAGACTCCAGCTTCTGAAAAATCAGTTCCGCTTCTTTCTGCTTCGTATTCGATACCAGCAAGTTCAAATTCATCCCATCCAAGTGCATCAAAGAGTTCTGGATAGTAATCAGCGACCTCAATAAGCAATCCATCAAGGAGTTCGGGTTCGGTGTATCCAAGCTCAACTGTCCTGTTGTCCGCTATGGCAAAAGCTATTGCTCTCTTGTCGTCTGCCTCTAAAAAAACAACGGCTATCTTGTCCCACCCTAAAGCAGATGCTGCTTGGAGTTGATGATTTCCAGCTATTACAGTTGCTGTCCCGTCTTCATTTTTTCTAGCAACTATTGGCTTAACTTGACCAAATTCTTTGTATGAAGCAACAATTGCATCAACGTCTCCAATTCTTGGATTCCCATCAAGCAATCTAAGTTTTTCAATGTCTACAGCCAATGGCAGTAGTGACTCATGTATTCCGTTGCGCATCTTTTACTTCCTTTAGCGTTCTTGCAATGTCTTCCATCAGGTCGTGCGTCAATATGCATGACCACCAAGAGTAGCGAGGGTCTCCTACGTTACTCTTATGCCACTCATTGCGTTTGTCGCATGCTAGTACGAATTCGTCAATTGTTTTAGGACTTAGATTCCATGGACATAAATCATCGTCGTTCATACTTGAGTATCTTCTATGAGCCGCTGATTCCCAGTGTTTTGTTAAATTTTTTGGAAATAAAGAAACTTTTCTTTTCATTAATTTCATACTTGAGTCCTTACGTTTGCATTCAGTGTTCTCATGGCATCAATTGCTGTTCTGAGGCTTAGAAGCTTTTCTCTTTTTGTTTTTACCAATGCTTCTGCAATTTTGTACTCATAGGATAGAGTATCTGTCTTGTAGTCAGCCCAAGATTCTCTTTCTTTGATTGAGCCTTTTGCTCCAAGATATTCTTGCGCCCAAGTCCCTTTGTATACTGATTCTTTTTTTGCAAAATCTATACACAGTCCTTCAAAAGCTTCAGTATGTTCTTCTAAATCTTCCAAAAGTCTTAATATCTCATTTTCAATTTCTACTTGGTTAATAGGATTGTTTCTAGAAAACTGGGTATTATTTCTCACTTGACTCCATCATGGTTGTTAGGGGTCCCCATTCAATACTGTCTAGGGCAGATAGTTGTAATTTCGTCCAATCATATCTTGAAATTTCAATTTTAGCCATTGCCATTTGTTCAAGAATCCACGCATCACACATATCGTCCGCTCCCCCTCCTGACCACACAATCCCAGTTTTTGCAGATATCGAAGAAATAACTTCGTTCTTGCCAGCATTGCCTTTACCTGTTGCAAATTTTGCTCTACACGTTGGGGGGATGTCAATGAATTGTATTTTAGATTCCCATAACTTCATCCTGACTGCACCGCCAAGCTCGCCAATGCTGTGTGATTGACTGTTCCTGGCCCCAAATGCATATCCCTCTATCAGCACTAGGTTTATATTTTTAGCAACAGCAGTTGCAACTATTATGTCCGAGACAATAGAAAGTCTTTCTGCACCTTTTGACTTTGGTTTTATAACAAATGATTCTTCATTAATACAGCACCCAGTGGACGTGAGTGAAAGGTCCAACCCCATGAAGTTCATGGATTTAACCTACTACATGCAGAAGCCGGAAGAGTTTAATCTCCCGGCTTCTGCATCTGTAACGGTCCTAAGGGTTTGGGCGCGCCCAGGTAAGTATTTTATATCAATTTCTATCCCAAAACAGCAAACAACCGCCGGTGCCTGCAGAGCAAACCAGCGGTTGTGGCTTTTGGCTATAGGTTCAGTTCGCCTATGAGACCCGAGCTTCCTTGCCGTGGAGAAATCCACTAGACATTGGACCACCTTGCCTTTCTGTGCTCGAAAGTTAGCGTTGCTTTAGGTACCTGTGAAAAGTTTAGACTTATTAATTTTACAGAAAGGAGTAATAGTTGTATTAATTATTTTCCCAACCATGTTTTGCAAGTCCAAGGTCAAATGCTAATTGTGGATAATTACCGATACGTACATGGCATGGCCGACACACCGCAAGGACGTTATTCTCATCAAGAATTGACCCACCCTGAGACCTTCTGACAATCTCATGCACGTCTTTACTCATATGTTGGTTGTACGTGCTTTTATTGTCGTGCTTGGCAAACACCCTGCACGCTTCGCACATTGGTCTTTCCGCTAAAATCTTTTCAACAAAAGGGCGACGTTCATCATAGAGTTTTTCTATTTTTTTAGAACGTTTTTTAAGCGGAGTTCTTTTTAGGTAATTTTTTGAATCATTTGCTTTTTTGCGTGGAAGCATGTGAGCCCCCTTTTCACCTATAGGGAGGATGGGTCTATGGAATCAAAATTCCATTTTCCATCAAGTGTAGACCAGAGAGCCTTGTCAATTGCGGTCTCTTCTAGGTCAAATTCACGAATCATCATTCTGTGACGAATAATTCCCTTACGCAGAAAATCAATTTCCGCCCATCCATCGGATTGAATTTTTTCTCCGGTTTCAATCATTTGCACAACTTCGTCTAGTCGTTTATTTACATGAAACAAGAACCTAGTTACTTTAGCTTTTCTAGAAGCGTAAGCCAAGGATGCTTCTTTTGCCAAACGACGTCCATCCTTACCAAGGGTTTCATATCTGAGCCTGTCTAATTCTGCATCTTCGTCAATACCGGCCACTTGGTCTTCGATATTGTCAATCAACGCAAGAAGAGCATCTCTCCATCTTTCCCAATTTTCTTCTTTTAGTAATTCTTTTTTTTGATTTACAGAGAGTTTATTCTTTACTTCTTCTGCAACCATTCCGGCAAAAACATCATCATTAATCATTTTTTCACTTTTTCCAAATAGGGCATATTGACTTATAGCTGCAATAATTGCAGAGTGTTGATTTATTTGCTTCGAAATGTCCCGAAACACATCTTTTATCAATTTCTGTTTTTGCGTCCTGTATTGTGTTGACCGCTTTTGATAAATCAGAGTCAGATACAGGGCGAGTTATCTTCTTGCTATCTTTAAGATAAATTAATTCAACTTTATCTGTTTCTCCAACTTCTAATATTGAAAGAAGTTTTGCATAGACAAAAAGTTGGAAGAATTTATCATCTTCGTATGCTGGTTTTGGGGTCTTGCCAGTTTTGTAATCACTCACCGTTAAGAACATTGAGTCAGTACTTTGACTTATTCTGTCGATGAATCCCTTAATCCTGACTCCACCAATTTCTGTGTTGACCTCATATTCAAGACCAACTGTATTTACATTTTCTGGAGCCTCCACGGCCCATAGATTTTCAATACACCACCAAGCGTGGTACCTGAATACCAGCAATGCTTCTTCGTCACTTTTTGATTGCAATTTGTAAGTTATCTTAAAACCATCGATTACCTTGTTCGCCTCGCTGCCCCATTTCTCATCCCACATACGCCGAGAGATTGGTCTGGCATTTTCGATTGTCCTCATCTCAGGCGGCGTATTGTAGAACTCTTCTGCGATGTCGTGAACGAAATTTCCAAGTACGGCCCAATGGTTTGACCGGTCTGGTATTAAGTCAATTTTGTTGAACTTAAATTTTTGAGGACACTGCTGGAATGTCTGTATGGAAGAAACCGATAGGTGCGGTGGGGGTTTGAGTTCTCCTGTCAATTTCCCTACTCTGCGCCTTCAAAAGATAAGCGTAGAGCCTCCCCAAGAAGCATGTCTAGTGCTTCGTGTGTTGCTGTTGCTTTTGTTGGCTTTGGTTTTCCATTTGCTGCTTCTGTCCAAAATTGATTCAAAAGCGATTTTTTACTTTCGTTGAATCCTTTAACTATTGATACAAAATTTTCCCATTTTGCCTCAATCTCAGAATCAACTGGAGCAACGTTTTGAGTTGCATGCATGGCATCTTCAATGTCCATTGCGTCATCGGAGCGAGCCAAGTAAAGACCAACGCCAAGTGTTTGGGCTGCTTTTTTCAAAGCGTCAGAAACTGCACCTTTCATCTCGTCTCCGAGGTCAACGATGTCTCCGCCTTTTGTGCGTTTGATTTTCTGACCACCAATGCCGTCTCTTGTTACGAAAGGACCACTTGCATTTGTGTACTTGTCGTCAGACATCCAAGTGAGGCGAACATGAGCAACGATGTACTCTGGGTCCATAGCATCCCTGTTGCACGAAATGACCTCAAAAGACCACTTGTCAACACCAAGAACCTTATTGAGCCTATTGATGACTTCACTCACAGGAATATAGGTGAGTCGTGTTCCACCCTTTGACATCGTTTTTTCCATCTCTGGAGCAAACGGTTCCGACAGCTGTTTCATTATTTCATTGCTCATTTGTTATCACCCTTTCGTACGATGACGCTTGTTTTTAGTTGACCTACTTCGCAGTAATTATCTGCGTTGATTCCAATGCTTGAGAGTTCCTTGATGCGCCAGTAAGACGGAGCACAGTACTTCATTAAATCAAGTGCAACATCTTGTGGAGTTTTAATAATCTCTCCAGTATCCATGTCTACCGACATCTTTAGAATTTTGTCCACCACTGCACTAGCCAGTTCTTTGTGTTGCCAGCCCTTGCGGTCGTATGAACTTTTTTTCTCAATCTGTGCTCCGTTTTGTAGATTCAGAACATCTTTGTCGTTAATCATTGAAGAAAAATGATGCGAAAAAGAATCATAAACAATTCCCATATCAGATTTTGCTAGGTTTAAGTTCAGAAGAACATTTGCTGCATCTTCTGTATCTGGGGAGGAATTGATGTATTCACTTAGTGCTGCATCTAATTCTAATATTGCACGCCTAATATTGGCCACATTTTCTAATGTCATTTAGTAATCCTTTTTGTAGGTATCTGTATTCCTAAATGAGTATAGAGATAGGTCTTCGTTGTGGCAACCCCAAACCAGCTAAATGTGTAAAAGCTCCAACGGCGGAGTCAACTTGGTCATCATGGTCTGTTGCTTCTGGAAAGCTGGAGAACTCATCTAGCCAATCGGTCAGCCATGGGCCCCTGACCACCCTGAGGTTGCCGTTAGCAGAAGCAGCAGCCAGTGGGCGTGCTCTGGTGACCTTGTCACCCGTTGCCTTGATTGCCCCGAAGTCGTAACCCGGAACAACATATCTCGCATACTGGTCAGCAAGGGCTTTACCAGAGGAGCCAGGTTCTTGTTCCATTCTTATTGGAACTCCATGGCCGTCTTCGTAGGCTGTCTGGGCAATCAATTGCTCCACCTTTTCCCCTTTGACCCTAACCCTCTTTACGTCGAGAACGTAGGCAATGCCTTGGTCAAAGAGCATCAATGTCCCAACCGTATAGTCGGGATTCGGATTTGAGTGGCTTGGCTCGGTTGCAGCAAGGTCCCAAAACCTCACTGCTCTTGCTGAACTCGTTATTTGAGGAATTTCACTAGAATCAAGTATTACTATTGACGTTCTATCAAATAGTGTTCCTAGGCTGGTTGACCACCAGTCACCCTCTTCCAGCCTTCTTCTTTCTATTGGGTCTAGGGCTTGTAGGGCCTGCCTATAGGAAGCTGCGTCAATTCCTGGGTTGTCGGTAAGCTTGCTGGGTACAAATATTCTTCCAGTTGTTGGTCCTTCAACGATGAAGCGTTGTCTAACCCAGTTAGGGGCAGGGTTGGATGCCGCCCTCATTCTCAATGGAACCCTTGAAAGTGGACCAGAAGATGGGCGCCTAAGGCGGGAGAATAGGTATCTGTAGTCGGATTCTCGTATTTCGGTAACTTCGTCCATGCCTATGAACTGAAACTCGGAACCCTTGTATCGCAAGTAGTCGCCAGCATTATTGAGGTAACCAAAGGACACCCTGGCTCCTGATGGGAATGTTGCTACGAAGCTGTTGTTGTTCCAGTGTACGTCGTCATATAGATTTATCCAGCTTTTAAATCTGTCCATGAGTGCCCCAGGGAGCGATAAGTCGGCAAATGTGCGCCTAAAAAGAATTGCTGAATAATTAGGAATATCAACATACTGTAAAGCAGACATCAACAGCGCCGAGCTTTTCCCACCGCCAGCTGCGCCTCCAAATAAACCTTCAAGCGAATTTGTTCTTAAAAACACTTTTTGGTTAACAGATGGCTCTTCGGGACAGAATGGAGGCATTTTAGGTTGAAGATACTCTAAGACTTTATTCCAGTCAGTTGTCATAACTACTTCCTATTCGTCGCCGAATCATGGACTAAGCTACTGTTGTCATATGCGAAATCTACTTTTGAAAACGAAGAATTATTTTCTAAAATTAAGAACATTGTTTAATCGCGGTACTTTCGCTTATTTAATGATGCTCTCATTTATACTATTTACAACAGTTGGTGCGGCATTAGTTTACCCCCCAGCTGGTTTTATAACCGCAGGTATTGCTTGCGGCCTATTCGGCTACCTCTTGGGGCGTGAGTAAAAAAATATGGCATGGAACTCTCAAAGCAACAAATCGCTCAATAGCCAACAGGAAAAAACTATTGGTCCCGGAGCCATAGTCTCCAATAACCCAGGTTACGCAGGTAGGCCATATAGGGATACGTGGGACATAGAGCGCGCCTATAGAGAGGGAATGCAGAAAGTAACGTGGGTTGCTAGATGCATAGACGCTATTGCCGGTAACCAATCAAGGCTCCCAATTCAGCTTAGAAAAGATAACTCTCCAAACGGAGAAATAGTTACTGGCAGAAAAGCCCAAAATTCAAGTGTTTTAGAAATACTGAACAATAAATCAAATATTGGGGAAAACTCTTTTATATTTAGATACAGGATGTCAGCTCAGCTTCTTTTAGGCACACGAGGGGTATTCATAGAAAAAGTAAGAGGAAGGGACGGGAGCATAGTTGGCATAAACCTTCTCCCACCCCAAGCAACAGCCCCAATTCCAGACCCTAAGAAATTTGTTTCTGGCTACGAAGTAAGTATGCCGTTTGGTGAAAAGCAGTTTCTTAAACCAGAAGACGTTCTGTGGATTAGGCGACCTCACCCACTTGACCCATATCTTTCGCTGACCCCACTTGAAGCCTGTGGTGTTGCTGTAGAAATTGAAAATTTAGCAAAAATATATAACAGAAACTATTTGCTAAATGACGGCAGGCCAGGAGGTCTTCTTGTACTACGTGGGGAAATTGATGACGATGATAAAGAAGAGCTTAAATCTCGTTTTCGTGGAAATCTATCCAGAGCTGGACACACTTCAGTTATTGCTTCTGACGAAGGCGCTGATTATATAGATACCTCTGCGAACCCAAGAGATGCTGCCTATATTCAGATGAGGCAAATAACGAAAGAGGAAATACTTTCCTCATTTGGCGTGCCTGAGTCCGTTATAGGAAATGCTGCTGGCAGAACCTTTAGCAATGCCGCTGAGGAAATTCGCGTCTTTTGGATGGAGACAATGCTTCCTCATCTTGAGATACTTGAGCGTGGTCTTGACGAACTAGATGATGAATACTATTTAGATTTTGATACATCAAATGTTCCCATCATCATGCTCTATCAACAAGAACAGAGACGTTACCTAAAGGATGAGTTCCAATCTGGTCTTATTTCGAGCAACGAATACCGCATAGGTTCAGGAAGGCCGGAAACGGAGTCCGACCTTGCTGACTCATTACTGATGAACCCTAACCTCGTACCAATCTCGAATACGAAGAAGAAGATGGAGCCGCCAGCGGCTGAAGTCGGAGGCCCTCCAGGAATGCCAGGTATGCCTCCAGGAATGCCAGGCATGGAAGGGGCGCCCCCTGGACAGCCAGTACCCCCAATTGGGGGAGCAGCAGAAGCCCCAGTTGACCCAAACACGATGGCTGGGGCTTTAGCCCAGACAGCAATGCCACTACCAGAAACTCAGGCAGCACCCATGACGGGACAGGCGCCAATTCCTGGCGGAGCAGCATCGGCGGCTGGACCAATGATGTTTAAGGACGAGAATCAGGACATAAATAGGTGGGAAGAAATTCTCAACAGAGGGATAGAAAGAGTTCTGGAACGTCAACAAAGAGTTATTTTAGAAAAAGTTTCAGGGGTTAAGTCCAAGAAGGCGCTATTCGCTGGAACACTGGATATTGACTCAATAATACAGATTGATGTTTGGGACAAGCAGATGGAAGAAGACATAAAACCAGTTATATCTTCAATCATTCAAGACTCCTGGTCTGTCAGGCACGGCAATCTTTCGGAGAAGTCTGCGGAGGTTAAGTACGACGTTGACTTTATAGCTCAAGTTGACTCTCAAATACGCAGAATATCTGAAATAAACATTGAAACTAAGAATTTTATGTCTAGAGCAATGTTTACCGCACTCAACGTTCCTGGGGAGGAAGAGAGGGCTTCGGCATTTAGGGCAGAGGTAGTTTCCTACTTCTCAAACCTCATGGCAAAAACTAGATTCAGCGTTGCGGAAGCAGAAGCAAGACGCGCCTGGACATTTGGAAAAGTGTTTAAGTAAACCATTTCTGTAAACGAACAATAAAAACGTCAATACTTGCTCATACATTAATCTTTTGTCGTTTATTATCGTTTAATAACACAAAGGAGTATCATGTCTTCTGCCGTCTTTAGCGACATACAATACAAGGCCAGTGCCGGGCAAGTAAATTTAGACCAAGCTCAGGGCATTGTTGAATGTTTCGTTGCTGGAATCGGAAACAAAGACTCCGTTGGTGACGTTTGCGCTACCGGTGCATTCACTAAAAGCCTTATGCGTCGTAAACCACGTGTTGTTTGGGGACATAACTGGAATGACCCAATCGGTAAAGTTCTTGAGATATATGAAGTTGCGCCATCTGACCCCCGCCTCCCAGGAAAAATGAGGTCTGCTGGAATTGGTGGTCTTTATGCAAAAGTTCAGTTTAATTTAAATTCAGAAAAGGGACGTGAAGCCTTTGCCAATGTTGCATTTTTTGGTGAAGAACAAGAATGGTCCATTGGCTATAAAACCCTTCGTGCTCAATTCGACCAAGGCTCTCAGGCAAATATCCTCTACGAAGTTGAGCTTTACGAAGTTAGCCCAGTACTTCACGGTGCAAATCAGCTAACTGGAACAATATCTGTAAAGTCTGATGAGAAGGGAGGGATGATTCCAATGATGACTTCTCCAATGGGAATGCCTGACACTTATGGGCAGCCAAAACCAGGTTCTGACATTGAGAGAAAACTTGAAGAAGAACTTTCAGCACGACTTGGAATGCCAGTAAAAATTCTGAAGATGGATAATGGTGTTGTTCATTTCAGCAGAGATGGCGAACAGGGTGAGCCTTCTGACTACAAGTGCAGATATCACATGGGTGATGATGGCGTTTTCATGTTTGGCAGACCCGAAAGATATGAATCACCAGTAGCAAAGCCAGTTCAGAGAATGCCAATGGGCATGCCATCTAAGCCAATGACTACACAGAACCCTTTCGTCCCAGTAGTCGTACCGTCCGCCGTTCCTGGAGCTAGCCCATCATCTCCGCCAATGGTTCGTTTTAATTATCAGGGAACTGGGGCTCCTACTCCAGGGACAAATCCCAAGGTAGTAGACGAAGAACGAGACCTCGCAGAAGCGTTGATAAAGATTACAAAAAGATACGGCAAGTTCAACGAAGACTCAACTGGTGTTTGGGCTGGCTACAAGTCTCCAGCAGAAAACCCTGTAGCAAAAATAGGTGTCAAATGCGCAAACTGCATCCTGTATGAAGGTAACGGAAAGTGCAAAATAATTGCCTTGGCCGTAGAGCCAGAAGGCAAATGCAGATTTGCCGTAATCCCTGACGGCGTAGTGACCATGGGTCCAATTCAGAAAATGAATTATGACATGGAACGTGAAGAAGAAGAAGTTAAGTGGCTCGAAGAAATAGAAGCCAAGCACCCAAGAGAATTCCTTGATGGAAGTGCAAGAATTGCACTGCGTCGCAACTGGGTTAAAAGAGAAGAGTTAAAATCACTGTTCAGAATTGACGAGTACAGCGAAAAATCCTTGAATAGAGTTCCAGACGCTGGTTACGTTCTCCCAGTTTCACCAGAAAAAGCATTTGAGGTGAAACAGCTGCTAGACCCAATAATTAATTACCACATGGTCGACTCGTATGTTGAAGATGGTGGAATTGTCTTTACGAATGGCGTAACGAAAGAATTCATTGAGGCTGTGTCGGAGGCGGCCTCTCCTGTTTTTTTTCAACAAGAGAAAGCCTTAGGAAGAAGCGTATCTGGGAAGATACGCAATTCTAGTCGAGGTTTAACTGCAAGATTTAACCCAAAAGCGTGGGACGGCGATAATGACGGTCTTGTTCAAGAAGGCACCGCTTTCGAGAGACCAGCAGTTCCAGGGGTTAATGACTACGCATCAAGAGGAAGAGTAGACACAAGACGGGCTACTCAGGCTTTCGAAGCTCAACAGCAGGGTCAAGCAGCAAATAAACCAGCAGCTCGTGGACTTTCGTCTGGCAGCGATTCATCTGATGGTGCTTCAAAAAAACTAGACGACATCCTTGATGAGATGGATGACAGGTGGGATACTGACTCTTCTAGGGAAAAGTTTGGCGAGTACTTAGATACTTTGGACCCTGACGAACTGGGAGATGCGCGCAACAATATAGGCGCACAGATAAAAAAAGACCAAGCATCAGCAAGAAATGATGGCTTACTTTCTGAAGATGTTATAAATAACGATTTTGATTCACTCGTCGAAACTCTTAAAAGCGAATACGACATGGATGCAGTCGAGGCTGAAAACGAAGCAGGAAGAATGCTTGAGGCTGCCGACGCATATGTTGCAAGACGTGAGAACTACCTTGCTGCACTTGAGGACATTGCACGCAGGTTGAGAGCCCCTAAGCCTAAAAAATCTAAAGAAGGCTTGAGTTCCGGTGAAGACAAAAAATCAAACAAGGATTACTCAAAAAATCCAGGCTTAGCTTTGGACGCAGTTCTTGACAACGAGAATGGCGATGACGCATTCGATTCGCATGACAGGATTGTCAATGAAGTAAACTTTGACAACCTCTCGCAAGAAGAAGCCGAAGATGCTCTTTATGACCTGAGAACAAGATGGAAAGAGATACTCAAAGATATTAACAATGAGTGGAACGACGAAATGGTGGACAGGCTCACCTATCAGGACGAAGCAGGTCTAACCGAGATTCTGATGCGCGACGAGGAAATGAGCAAGGCGGTGGCTGGAAGAGAAGCCGAGCGCCTTCAGGACCTGTGGGACATAGCCAATCAGGCCGAGCAAACATACGAAATGCTGAAGAAAAAACTTAATACTCGTATAAATAGCTTCGACAAAAAAGGCGGTCTATCTTCTGGAGCAGATTCAAATGCAGAAGCTTCTGATAAAGAAATATTTGACTTCAGAATGGACGGCAACTCGTTAGACGAAGCAGCCGAAAAATTCAACATGACCAGAGAAAAGGTTAGGGCTGCCGAAATGAGGCGCGCTAGCGAACTTAGAAAATCTGGTTCTGGATTGAGTTCTGGCAGTAGGCGCGATAATAGAAAACGGAAGATAAGCAAGTTCCGCGAAAGCAATGAATACCTTGGCGATGTCGACGAAGTTCTTGACAGGTTTGACGACAGGGGTCTTACTGGTGGAATAGATTCCTTACTTGCAAAGGAAGGTATTGAATGGCCTGGCTTCGACGCTGAAGAAGAAGAGCTGGAGGCTTACAGGGAAGCAAGAGAAAAAATACGTGCCGAGAGAGGCATTCGCCCACTCGGTGAGGAATTAAGAGACGGATTTATTGAGGACCTTGGAGAAGCCCCAAGTGACTCAAAACAGTACATAAAGGACCTTCCTGGCTACGGCAATAGATTGGTTCTGCATAGAGGCAATTACGAAAGAATGACTACCGACTTCGCAAGAAACCCTGATGGCAAGTTTGGTAAAGATGCAAACCTTGGTGATGGTTGGTACATGGAAAAACTCGTATTTGACGACTACGAGGGAAGATACAGTGACGAACCGGATTTTGATACAAATGGAGTAGTCGGCCCATTTAATTCAGAAGATGAAGCAATTGACTGGTGGATGGAGAATGGCGACAACGAAGATAACCCATCAGGACTTTCTTCCGGCGCAGGCGCTGACGACATGCCTAATTATGAAAATAGTAAAAAACTTGCTGACCTAATCAGTCAAAGCCCAAAACCACAAAGAAGCGACTACGACTACACTCAGGACGGGGGGAATACTCCGACCGAAGAGCAAAAAGACATTATAGATGCAGTAATGGAAGGCGCTGACGTAGTAGTTGGTGCTTTAGCCGGTAGTGGCAAAACAAGTACTCTCGTATCTTTGGCTAAGAGACTCAAAAGAGAAAAGCCTAGAAGTAAAAAAACTTATGTCGCTTTCAATAAAACGGCTGCGCGAGATGCAAGAAGAAGATTCCGCGACACGGGTACAGCAGTAAGAACTTTAGATTCTGTCACATACGGCTGGTATAAGAGTCAAGGCAAGGAAGAGGCTGCACATGTAAAAAATAGGTATGACTTAAACGAGGGAGCTACTGGAACACCAAATCGTCCAAAAGATATAACTACAAAATTTAAAGTAAAAGGTTTGGTTATCGACGGAAATTCCGTCGACGCTGATGACGTTTCCAGGATTGCGAACCAAGCGGTTGATAGGTATGAGATATCCGCAGACGATACTTTATTGACAAGTCATTTTATGTTTAATGATGCACAAATAGATGATGTTCCTCAAGAATTAATGTCTCTCGCTAATGCAATATGGCAGAGTAGAACTGATACTAGCGATGACAACGGCATGCAGTTCAGCAACAATACTATGACGAAATTGTTTGCCTTGGCTAATCCTTCATTTTCTGGCGGAGAAGCTATCCCTGGTCAAAACATTGACTTGATGATGTTTGATGAATCACAAGACCTCAACCCTGTGTGGTCTGGAATAATACAAAAGCAAGATATTCAAAAAGTTATAGTTGGAGACCCCAACCAAGCTATCTACAGTTTCCGCGGTGCAAAAAACGAAATGGATGTTCTTGCTGGAAATACTGAATACACACTGCCATTAACTGACGTGTTTAGATTTAATGACAAAATAGCTGGCCCAGGTAATAGGGTTTTGCGTTTGTTTGGCATCATGTTTGGAAGAATGTTTGGACGAGGTGACGCAAAAGGCGAAGTTGTTGAGGCAAACAGCATGACTGATGCTGGAATGATTTTAGCAAGAACCAATGCAGGAGTAATTAAAGCAATACTGCGTGAACTGGATAATCCTGTCGGAGAGCCAAGAGTTGTTGGAACAACGGCGCGAGCTTATGCAGAGCTTGAAAGCTTTGTTGACAGCTGGAAATATATAATAGGTGGGGGAAGTAAGGGAACCGCTAGAAGACCTAAAAAAATGCATAAGGAACTTGAAGAATACGACAGCATTAATGAAATACAGGATGCTATAAACAAAGGAACCGCATCTCAAAAGACAAAAACTTTATTTAACCTTGGCCTCGAACACAGCGTCGCTGACCTTGAAAGGGTTCTTGGAAATATTGAAATTTGGTCACCAGGTGAAGATGGCGAAGATGCTGGTTTTGATTTACCTGAATCTTTTGAAGTCGGAGACATTGGTACTTTTGGAGATGCCGAGTATGAAATTACAGAAGATGCAATAATTTTTACCGGTGAAACTTTACCTATTAAGGATTACATCAAGAGAATTGGAGCAACATGGAAGGATAATGGTCCATGGAAATTTAGCGCCTCAACTCCGGAGGAAAGAGAAAAAGCTTTTTCGAATCTTATAGACGTTTTGGAAAATGGAGACAGTGGAGCAGGTATTGAAGATTACGATTTTGGTGATACTTCTCCTGGCTCAAGTGGTAATTTTGGAGACCTGAAGTACGGAAGGAAAGGGGAAGTTAAAAAGCCAACAACATTCACAGTTTCTGGTTCTGGTGTGACTTTAAACAACCTCCCCTTCATTGGCAAGGGTGACGCTGTAGACAAGCGGCTTAGGGATATTGGTTTTACTCCCAAACAGGTGAATGGGGTGTGGGGAAGGGTTCTTCCTACCCGAGGAATGAGTGAAGATGAGATTAAAGAAGCTCTTCAGGCTGCGTATAGCGCTGTCAAGCTTGGTAGCAGTGGAGACCTTAAGCCATTTTCTCAAATATCTCCAGAAGGCGAAATAGATGAAATAATTCAAGCCGCCGAAGAGAAATTAGCCCGAGGTAGAGTTCCTGAAAATAAAATAAAGGGCCTTCAGTATGCTCTTGACACATACAAGCGCTTAGGTTATTTGAGACGCAGCGAATGGAGCAAGATAGAAAAACAAGCTGGGATGAAGAGGCCCCAAAAAGCAATAGACGTAAAAATACTAACTGCTCATCTTGCTAAGGGCTTAGAAGAAGACAATGTTCAACTCTGGAATGATTTCTGGGGGCCAGTACGCAACTCAAAAACCGGCAAATACGACTGGCCAGACCAAGAGCACATGAATGTAATTTATGTTGCTTTAACTAGAGCAAGAAAAAAACTAGACATGGGTTCCGCTGCGTGGATACTTGACTACACATCAGATGAAGATGAATTGCCAAATGCTCCTGGAGAGAGTGAAGGGTTGTCTTCTGGCAGAGCCAAGAGAACAGTTGGCGAAGTAGCTAGAAGGAAACCATTCACCGAAGAAGAGCGCCAAGCATTTAGGGACGGAGTACGTACCCGTGCTCAGACAATCTCTGGAAAGCGTAGGGGTTCCGCTCCTGGAGACATGGACGGCGTTCGTGGGAATGCAAACAACCGCGCTCGAAGGCGTGGTCTTTCTTCTGGAGGCGACACCAACCCATATGGCGGCTCGGACTACGACTCTGGAGAAATTGAATCAAGGGGCCCGCGTTCAGTTGGCGCAACAGTAATCCCTCCGAGACAAAAAGGATGGGGCGTAATTAATGACAATAAGTTCAGTGTAAACAAAGATGTTAAGAAAAGGCTCGGAGCTAAATTTGACCTTAGTTTAGGCTCTATGGCATTTAATGACGGCAGGCAGCCAGGAGACCCATGGATGCTATCTACCGATAGGCTGCGTAAAATATTTACAGACACGAATGGCGAGCAGTTACCAGACAACGTGATTGCCAGTCTTCTTGGACTAAAAGAAGCTGACATAAAAAAATGGGATGAGCCTGGCTCTGGAATCCCAGAAATCGTAGTTAATGAACTTATTGAATTGAGAGATGGCTCTTCGAGCGCATACGGCAAGGGTTCAGCAAATAGTCAAATAAGAAAACTATGGGGATTTAGGGCTGCTCCAGCATGGATTGACAACATGAGTGGCATGAGGTTGACCGAAGATGAATTCAGATTTACACGTGATAATAACGAAAAAGAGTTCTTTGAAGGCTTCATAGTTCCGGACCTAGAAGATGATTTTACGCAAGACTTACCACTCGGCGTGTCTAATTCCGGCAACGTAACGAGTGAAGAGATAGTTCAGGCAAACGCCAGCGCTCAAGAAAAAAAGACACTCACCGAAGCAAATAACAGAACAAATTTTGACCCAACGTCTTTGGGTAGATATCTGGGGATAATTGACGAAAATCAAACCGCCACAATGGCTAACTATCCAAAATTTGCAGAAGCATTAAAGGCACTGGGCTACGACTTAACTGAAGATGAATTTAAAAGAGGCTGGCTAAACGAATCAATCCCTAGTCAAAGGGGAATTCAGTCCGACAGGGTAGACGATTTGGTTGACCTAATTAGAAATGCTGGCTACCCAGAGGCGAGTGTTTCTGCAATTTTTGGAGCTGATTTAGCGATAATTGACGAGCTTCCGACAAAAGTTGTCGCTAAAGAAAGAGCGGAGAAATTTTTAATAGACCAAGGTTTTTCAGAAAAAGAAATCAAAAACATTTTTAATAATGCGTTTACGCCAAAAAGAGATGGCACTTTATATGATACCTACACTGCGTACAGAGATAAGAGAAAAGCAGCTCGAGATAAAGGCGAAATCCTCAAAGGAGTAGGGAAAGCAAATCAAAGATTTACAAATGAAGAACTAGATAGAGCAACTGCTTATGTCAACGAAAAATTGGCTGCAAAAGGAAAACCAGAACTAACAAAAGAACAAATTTTCCAAATTAAAAAAGTCGACACTCAGGGAATGAAGGTGCGTGGAGTCACTACTGCGAATACTGAAATACTCGAGGGACTTGGTGTATCTACGGAGAAGCCAGAAGAACAAAGCAGGAGACCTAGGGAAGTAACTGAATTTATGCCAGGCGGACCACAAAGGATGAATTTGGCAGATATTGCCAGAATGTCCTCTGCGGAGCTTTCGGAATCAATAAATGAACACGAAAAATGGATAGCAGACAATGACTTGGGAGCACAAAACGTTGACCCAAGAAAGAATGTTTACAATCGTCAAATTGAAAGATTGACTGCCAGACGAGACTTAATCAATGAAGTTATGTCTGACCCTGACGGATTCCGCAACGCTGCTCAGTTTACGGCCAGCGGTGAATCAGATGATGAATATGCTGCTCGTCTTGCCAGACTTAGGGCTCAGGTAGATGAAATTGAAGCCATCGAAGGTGGCAAACGTTCTTCTGGATTGTCGTCCGGAGCAGGCCCATCCAGGAAGACTCCTTCCGCAAAAGACGTGTCTGATTTCGTTTCATTAGCAACACAAAGAGGCAAAGCATCTGGCGCATTGAGCGATTCCGACTTAACGCCACCAATATACATGCTTAATGATGAAGTTAAAAATGCACATTTTACAGATATTGCCCAGAGTCAATTCTCTAGATTAAAGAACGCTCTCCGTGCTAGAGAAGTTCTGGCAAACATGTTCTCCGAAATTGCCGACAATCCAAATAGGACTGTTGATGACCTGGTGAATACAGATATTGACAATCCACAGCAGGCTATTGACTCAATCAAGCGCCTGAATGGCTACATTGACTCAATAGTTGACCAGATGAACAGCATCGATATCCAGGCTCGCAAGGAGCGGGAAGAAATGAAAAAGATGGAAGCGAGTCAAAAGCGAGTTTTTGAAATGCTTGATTCATTAACTTCTGGACGCGAAGACCCAACCGATGCTGAATTAGAGTTAGAGCAGGATATGGAAATGACCCTGCGAGGACTTGATGCTGGAATTGCAGATTCACAAAGTGCCCTTGACAATCAGTACGGGCCGTTACTTGAAATAAGGAAACGGATGCTGGAAGCAGTTTCCGGTTCGCAAGGATTTTCCAGGAATAGTAAAAAGGTAAGAACAAAAGGGGCAAATGCTCCAAGTATCAAACAACTCGTTAACGCTCAATAGGAAATAATCTATATTTTAAAGACTAGTTCTACACTATGGTCCGAATTAGTTTGCTAGTTTTAGGTTATAATTTTACGGCGTATCATTTTTAGGAGCCAAAACATGGAAACTGACAAAAAGCCAATGCTGAGCGTTGATGCTGACGGAACTGTACTGAAGTGCGCAAAAGGCGCCAGTGTTGACGAGTGTGGTTACAAGGGCGGAGCTGTCTGCGGCAAGTGCGGCGCAACGCCTGTTGAGATGAAAATGGTGCCTGTCTCCGCTTTTAAAGAAAAGTCTGCTTCCAAGAAGGAAATGATGGAACAGGAAGAGGAGATGGAAGAAGAAGAAATGGAGGACGAGGAAGAAGACGACGAACCAGAAATCCTCGAAGAAGACCCAAATAGGTTTGAAGATGACGACGAAGAAGAAATGAAGGGCATGTACGCAATGCCAAAGAAGAAAAAGGGCATGGGCATGGGCGCCCCCATGGCCGAAGATGACGAAGAGATGATGGACGAAGAAAAAATGTACGGCATGATGCCAAAGAAGAAGAAAAAGGGCATGGGCGTTCCCATGATGGAAGAAGAAGACGAAGAAGAAGAGTCTTCTATGAATTCGGGCAAAAAGGGAATGAAGAAGCCATATCGCAAGATGATGGGCGCAAACCCAGAAGACCTTATGGATGAAGACATGGTTGATGCTGCCAAAAAAGGAATGGGCAACATGGCGATGGCTGAAGAAGACATGGAAGACGAAGACATGGAAGACGAAGAGGATGCTGTTGAGAAGACCTCAATGATGCGCAACTTACGCAAGCGTCGTATCGAGTCCATGGGAATGAAAGCAGAAGACCTTGGCGAGTATGGCTACGTGTGCGCAATTGAGCGCAAGGCACATCCAGGACTTTCTGCTGTTTGCGATAACTGCCCAGGTGGGTGCCTTTCCGAAAAGGGACTTCCTGGTCTTCTTGAAGTTGAAGGTCTTGCTGAAAAAGAATTCAACGGAATAGTTATTGATTCTGGATATGCCGCAGATGCAGACATGTTTGTTGTTGATATTCAAGTAAAAGACGGCTCAGTACGTGAAGTTTACATTGATGGAACAACTGCCGAAGTTGTTGGCTTCCACAAACTTGACGACAGCGTTCTTGAGAAGAAATCAGCAATTGATGAAATGATGGTTATTGGTTTTGTTGAAGCAGCAGAACTCGCAATGAAAACCATTGAAGGAACTATCGTTGCTGTTGAGCCAGACATTTTTGAGGGCATAGATTCCTATGCTGTTGAAATCGATGGAATCGATGGCAAGTCATACGACGTATTTGTTGGTCTTGACGGTGAAGTCCTTGGATATGACAAGTATGAACCAGAGGAAGCAGAAGATATCGAAGCAGAGGCTGCTGAGATAGCCCTGAAGCGTGCCTTTTCCGAAGAGCGTCGTATGAGTATGGCAAAAGAAGGAACTGCCATGTCTGACGGCTCCTACCCTATTCAATCCGAAGAGGACCTCCGTAACGCCATTCAGGCTTATGGCAGGGCTAAGGACAAGGAAGCCGCGAAGCGTCACATCATGAAGCGGGCCAAAGACATGGGCAAGGAAAGCTTGATTCCATCAAACTGGGTCATAGGCGGCGACATGAAAAAGAAATCAGATGATGAATTTGATGCAGACTTCATGAAGTCATTAATTGAGTTTGAATTGCTTCAATCCGATACTGAAAATAACTAAGAAAGTACGGCCCGCTCATGACGGGTAAGTCATACTTAAAGACCCGAGTTTTTCTAACTAGCAAGCTCGAATCACCCATACCTCAACGCAAGTCATTCAATGAAGCTGCTGTTGATTTCAGAAACTCTGTAAGCACGTCGTCTCTTCAGAACTCACTTAATCCTGTAATAGCAGTGAAAGCCATGCCGGGTGCTGGAAATAAAAACGACTCAGATGGCAAAAAAAGAACCAACAATGGTTCGGTGCCTGGCGTTGAAAATTTTGGAGGGTATAGGTATAACCCCAACCAAAAAGGCGGGCCAGGAAAAGTTTTTAGGTTTGCTGCATCTTATGAAAGCAGAATCAATCCACGTCTACAGACTCCAAACTGGGGATGGATGGATGCAGAAGAAGAACCAGTAAAAAAATCAAATGCTTCGATAAGAATTAGGAAATATAAAACTAACGTAAGAACTGGCGAAATAATAGAGGATTCAGAAAAACTGATGAATCCATTCACGGCTGATGGTGAAGACTTCTTTGATTCTCCTCAAGTAAAACGTTTGCCTGGTCAAACAATTGGCGAGACAATGCGTGGTGCTGGATTTCTTCAAAGAGCCGCCCGTGCCGCTGGTCTTATCTTGGACGCAGACGGAAAGATGCGCTGCCCTCCAGGAACTCCTGCTGCTAACCAATTTACAGACTCCACTGGCTCTAACTGCTTTGGCTTCTCTGCTAACGAAATATTTGACATGGCAAAAAGAGTTGCTTCTGGTCTAAGTTCCGGAGCTGACGAACCTCTTCTCGGTGTTGATGGAGCTGGGGTCCTAGCCGTAGAAGACGAACCGCTAAAGAACAATGTCCGCGGTTGGAAAAAAATCCTAGGCAGCTTAAAAGATGTGTCACGCGTTTTTTCCGAGGACATCAATGGAAGAAGCACAATTCCTTCAACGGTTCAAACGGACTCAACTCCCGGATTAGCCATGTGGTTCAAAGATGGCGCTAAGCGTGGTAGAAAAAGCCTAAGAGGGATGAGGCAAAAAGTAGATGATGTAATTGAAAAAACGGGAGCTAAATCAACAGACCGCAATGACCCAAATAGCGACATAATTAATGCATTTGAAAGACTTCGCGAGTCTGGAGTTGTCACAACGGCGTTTGTAGGCAGGCCGAGTCCTGACGAAGTAAAGAATACAGTTCGCGATTTGTTAATCGCCAGAGCAGGGGGACTGAAGAATTGGGATAACCTTTCCGACACAAGAAAAAAACAGTTATTCAAAGCAGAACTAGATAGATATTACACAGTAGAAAGAGCAATGCTCTCTCAGGTGCTTAAGTCATACATGGACTTTCCTGACCACATGCGTTCGGTTGACTTTATTGAATGGAACGAAAAAGCAAACGATAACGCCAACGCAGACTGGTTGTTTGACACTGGCAATATGAAAAAACGCTCAACTCGTATCCGCATCAATGTTCCAAGAACATTGGGAGCATTATCAAAGAGCCTTCCATCTATAGAAGAAAACGAAAGACTCAGGATAGATGCAGTAAATGCCGCCAATCCAGGAGAAGCTGCTACTGAATTAAATGATTTCCTAGTTAGCTCAGAGGCATATAGCGAAGAAACGGCCGCACTAATAGGCGGAGCAGAATCATTCGCAAGACACATCATGTCTCATGAAATAAACCATACTTTGCAAATCAATGCATTTCTTGGAATGGTTGAAAGGCAGATAGATGAAGACGGTTTTCTGCAGCTCCCTCCCGACGGAAGAGGGAATCCTGGTCGATTAGTAAAATCTTTTAACGAAATTACCAATGCGGAAATGCAAAATTTAATGTCCTCAATAATAGGTGGAGAGACAAGAATTAGGGAAATAGATGAAGTCGTGAAAAAAAGCCAAGCAGTGCGGTGGCTTGCTGGAAAATATGTTGAATTTGATAAATCTAGCGATGTTATAACGGCTCTCGAAATTATGGCTGAAGTAGCGACTCTTCGAGAACAGGGAATCGTACACGGCGCAATGGTTGACGACGCTTTAGCGTGGGTTGATTCATATAGGGATAATAGGTTCAATGATGAAAGAGGAATTTCTGACGCAGAAGAGACAGCAAGATTCTTTGAATTAGTAGACAGAGTAGAGGCTGGCGAGAGAGTTTTTGAACCAATAAATGACTCCGAAGCAGCTGCTATGGAAAAGAGACGACAAGAGAATGAAAAGAAATTAAGAAAAGAACAAATAGAGAATGAAAAGAAATTAAGAAAAGAACAAATAGAGAACCTCGACTCTGATTCATTGATTGACGAAATTGCTGACCTCGAGTTTGAGATAGAGCAGATTGATGCAAAATTAGATATTGCCGACAACCCCGAAGCCGCAAGCAGGCGCGCGGAAGCAATGCAAGAAATAGCTTTAGCTAGAAAAACATGGTCGCAAAAAAATCCTGGATATCCAAAATCAGCACTGGACGCAAGGGTTTCGAGAAACAGGGACGAAAAAGATAAACTTGCGCCAGACGCCTTGCAGAGAAAAAAAGATAAAAAAGACTTAGATAGAGTAATTCAGGATGCTGAATCTAGTAGTGAAGAAGAGTTAATTGAAAGAATTGCTTTCATTGAGCAGAGAATAAAAAACAAAAATACATCCGAAGACGACAAGAAGAAATTAAAAAAATACAAAGAAGAATACAGAAAAGCATACAGAGACAAGCGTAAAAAAGATGGCGACGACTCTAATGCTCAAAAGTTAAATCGCGAGATTGACAATAAGGTAAATAATAGACTTAATCCCAAAAAACAAAAACCAGAAGAGCCAAGTGAATCAGCTCCTAAAACTGTTGGGAAAAAACCAAAGCCAATTAGAAGACCAAAAAATCAAGCTGCTACAACAAGGTTGGCTCAGTCCGAGAGAAAAAAACTCTTTGACGAAGCTAATGAAAAAGAACAAAAAGCCATCATTGAGATGTCTGACCCTCTATACAAGGACATTGCAAAGATACTTGACCCAGAACAAAGAAGTCTAGCGATTGACCTTATTAGGAAAAACAATGATGCTCTTGTCGCCTTGGGGTACGGCTACGACCCAGAATCTATAGAGCAGGGCTCTCTAGAGAATCAAATGGACAATATCTTGATGCCTCTTTTGGACATCATTGAAAGGTCTGAATTATCAAACTCTGTAGAAATACAAATAGAAATGGACCTCACTCCAGAACAGATTGCTGGAGATGACCTAACGCCAATAACGATAGATGGTTTCATTAGTGGCAACCTTATTGACGAAGAAAATGGAATAATAGTTAAACGTCCTATGTGGAGTCGCAAAACAGGCAGAAATCAACAACGAGTCGTAGTGCAGCTTGAAGAGGGACAAAAGGGCTACTACCCACACTGGAGTGACGAGGATTCAGAAAGACCAGATAATTTTGTTCAAAAAGTTGTATCTCCACCAGGAAGAATAGAGATAGTAGAAAGACGCCAAGAAAAAGATGGCTCGACTACATTTATTGCAAGAGTTGTAGAGCAGAAAGGCACGGAAGAAATTCTTGACGGAATACTCACTTCTGACCCTAACAACGAAATTCCGCCAGCAGCAAAACTTCAAATTGAAAATTCTGTAAATAAACATATAGTTGAACGTCGTAGTCGTGGCTTGCATAATGAGCAAAAAACCCCTTCAAGCGTAAAAGAAGCAATAGAAGACAAAAATAATCAGTCATTTGATGATGTCAATGATTCTGGCGGTTCTTTTGGTGAGCCTATTGATACCGACTACGCAGATTCTGTTTCCGAATCAGAAGATGGCCCAGATGAGGCTTCTGAGGAAATGTTTGGAAAGCCACAAACAAGGGAAGAGAGAAGAAAAGATAGAGTTGAGAAATTTGCTGAAATAACAAAAGCTCTCCAAGAACTATTTGAATCTAAAGAGTCAAATGAAGAATTGGGAATTTCATTTGAAGACATAGACCCAGAAATAATTGAGCTCATAAACAACACTTCCCCTGCTGAATTGGAAGACATCCTTGCTGATGAAGCGGAAAAAGTTCACGAAGAGATAGACAAGCGACCAAGAGTAAACCTCTGGGAGACTGGTCTTGAGTCCATAATAGAAGAACCATCTCCTACGACTGAGCAAAAGCCTGCCGCGAATAACGGAAGACCAACTGTTGGCAAGAAGAGAACAAAAGCGACTACAGCAATAGAGAATGTTGTTGGCAATGGAGCAAATAGAAATCAAGCCTCAGCCAGGGCTCAAAATGAATTAAATAGAATCCAAAGCCTGCTCGAAGGTGATGATTTTACAAATTACAGCGGAGGTG